CCCGGCCAAGATTTGAACGTCAAGATACCGCACTTGTACGACGAAGTTTTGCATATTGGAAATATTCAACTTGTGGGCATGCCCAAACCCATTTTGGCTATCCGTACTAAAGACAGCTTTGACGTGGTAGCACGTGATCGTAGCGGAATGTTAGAAGAGTTTGAGGAACCGCACTTGGGAAAGTTATTCGCAAAGGCAATGTTATGAAGTCCCGCCCCGCTGTTGCCAGTGAAAGCCCGTGCAGGCACGAGTACCAACGACAGCGGGGAAATGGGCAAATGAATCGACCGCTTGCGCTACTGTGACAGTACCGGTCCGCAACGTAAGCAAGATAGCGTTGCATCAAGCTAATACGGTGTTCATGCAAAACGGGCGCAAGTAATTAGTACCGTGACACTGGGAGAGACTAGAAGGTTTCGTACAATTTATATAGGTGAAAATTTATGGTAGCTTTGACACAACCATTTGACGCAAGCCAAGTTGATCCATCGCAACAGATACCAAGTTTGCCAATTGGCAGGCATCCGGTTGTGATTGTGGGATCGGATGGCAAAGCAACTAAAGCCGGTGACGGCGGATACATTCAATTCGATTTGCAGATTTTAGACGGACCAGCAAAAGGCGTCAAAGGTGCATATCGTTTGAATCTTTACAACAGCAATCAGGATACAGTAAGGATTGCGTATCAGCAGTTGTCTGCGGTATGTCATGTCTGCGGCGTTTACATGTTGCAAGATACGCAACAACTGCACAACATCCCGTTTATTATTGACGTTGATTTCCAGAAAGGCGACGAAGCGCGCCAGAAGGGATATACGCAAGTGACGCGCGTCTATGATCGCAACATGAATGAACCGGGCAAGCAGGGACAAGCGCCAGCCGCTGCACAGCCAGCTCCCGCACAAGCCGCACCCACGGCCGCAGCAGCATGGCCGAACCAGCCCGCCCCGCCTCAGACGCAGCAACAGCCCGCTGGCGCGCCTCCGGGCAATTGGGCAGGCGGCAACGGCGCGGGAACCCCTCCCGGCCAACCTGCGGCAGCGTGGACGCCTCCAACGCAGCAACAGCCAGTACAAGCCGCGCCGGCATGGAATAACCAAGCGCCGCCGCAACAACAGCAACCAACGCAGCAAATGGCGGCACCGGGACAACCCGGCGGTATGCCGTGGACTCCGCGTAGCTAAAACGCATTCTAGAATAGCGTGACAAGGGAACGCATACGGTTCGGTAAAAGTCCGATTAAATCTCCCTCATCGAGTCGGAGCCGTATTAGGAGGTTAAATGCGAAGAGATGAAACGTTAGCCAAACGTAAGGCGAAACGTGAAGCAAAGCTATTGAAACGAGAGAAACGAGAATTGGAAAATGTCTTAAAGAGGAAATCCCAAGGTGGACCAAGGTTCCCGAAAAATAGACGCACCAGTTGATTTAGATTCACCGGGCGTTGCAAGATTAGTTAGCCGTAAGTTACTTTACGACATTGACGACTTTGCGATTAAAACTTATGGCGATGATAAACGCTGGCATTTAGGCGCTTCAATTATTGGTCATGATTGTAGCCGATTTCTTTGGTACACATTTCGCTGGTGTTTCAAAGAAGAATTCAACGGCAGTAACGACGAAGAAAAGCACAGCAACGCCGGACGCATGCAACGCTTGTGGAACCGTGGCCACAGGGAAGAAGACAGGTATGTTGAATTCCTAAAAGGTATTGGCGCGCAAGTGTGGACAGTCGATCCACAAACCGGCAAGCAATTTAAAATGAGTAGCGTTCATGGCCATTATGGCGGATCAATGGACGGCGTAATTGTATTGCCACAACTCTATAACATCACAGAACCAATGTTAGGTGAATTCAAAACCAACAACACAGGCAAGAATTTTAACGATCTGTTAGAAGGAGGCGTTAACGCGACCAAACCACAGCACTACATCCAAATGTCATGCTATGGACAGAAGTATAATTTACGTTACTGCGCCTATTTCAACACTAATAAAAACGACGATGATTTGTATATTGAAATTGTTAAGTTGAATTTCAACTTAGCGACTCAAATGGAAGCGAAAGCAGAGAAAATCATAACGTCACAAACTCCGCCGCCTAAGCTTTCAGAAAATCCAACGTATTGGAAATGCGTTTATTGTCCTGCGAAACTAGTTTGTCATCAAAACAAAAAGCCCGAAAGCAATTGCCGTGCTTGTATTCATGCTTCACCATCTATAAATGCCGAATGGCATTGCAACCATTGGAAAGCATTAATACCGCGCGACGTTGTGCCCGTTGGTTGCCCACAATATTATCCATTGGTGAACGTATGAGCCATACATGTCATTGGCCGAATTGCATAACTGAAGTTGCACCACAATTGTGGGGATGCAAAAAACATTGGTTTAAACTGCCAAAGAATTTGCGCGATTTAATTTGGGCAACATATGTACCGGGGCAAGAGATATCAAAAACGCCTAGCGACGAATACATAGATGCAGCGCATAAGGTTCAATTGTGGATCGAAGCTAACGGCGAGAAATGATTCCGTATTACTTCCAAGAGGATGCAATCAGTTCGCTGTTTAATTACTTTAGCAGCGGAAGGCGAGGCAATCCTATCGTAGCAATGCCGCCTAGTACCGGCAAGAGTTTGGTGATTGCATTCTTTATCTATCGAGTATTGATGACTTGGCCGCATGTGCGTTTTCTGGTATTGACGCACGTAAAGGAATTGATTCAACAGAATTCAGCAGAGTTATTAAAAGTATGGCCGACTGCGCCAATGGGCATTTACAGTGCAGGCTTAAAGCAACGCGACACCATGTTACCAATTATTTTTGGTGGCATCGCTAGCGTAAATAAGAGCGTTGGCGCATTTGGATTTCGCGATATAGTATTGATCGATGAATGCGATTTAGTTTCACCTAATGACGCTAGCATGTATCAGACGACATTAGCACAACTGAAATTAGTTAATCCTAACCTAGTGGTGATCGGATTGAGCGCAACGCCGTGGCGACTGAAACAAGGGTTACTAACGGACAATGGATTATTTACGGATATCTGTTACGACAATACCGATTATCAATCTTATAATCGTCTTGTGTCGGAAGGGTTTATTTGTCCGCTGATTCCCAAGCGCACTAACACCGTTATTGATATCGGCAACGTTGGCGTATCCAAAGGAGATTATAACAAACACGAATTAGAGGCAGCAGTAGATACAGACGAAATAACATACGGCGCTGTTAAAGAAATGGTTGAATTGGGATATGATCGCAATTGTTGGTTAGTATTCGGCGCTGGTATTAATAATTGCGAGCATATAGCATCTATGTTGCAAAGCTTTGGCGTATCGGCTTGTGCTGTGCATTCAAAGTTGTCGATAGCTGAAAACGATATGCGAATAAAAGCATATAAGAATAACGAATTTCGCGCATTAGTAAACAACATTAAATTAACAGCAGGATTTAATCATCCGCCTATTGATTTAATTGGCATGCTTCTACCCACACTTTCAAGTAGAAAATGGGTACAGATGTTAGGACGTGGCGGACGTATGTCACCGGCAACGGGCAAGATTAATTGCAAGGTACTCGACTTCGCCGGCAATACGAAGCGGCTAGGGCCGGTGAATGATCCTATCATCCCCGGTAGACCGGGCAAAGGTACCGGCGATGTTCCCGTGCGCTTGTGCGACGCCTGCGGAGCATACAATCATGCGTCCGCGCGCTTCTGCTGCGACTGTGGCATAGAATTCAAATTTGAAACGAAGCTGTTTAAACACGCATCCGAAGAAGAAGTATTACGAACCGATGCACCGCAAATTGAATTATTTGAAGTCAAGAAAGTGCTTTACCATTTGCATGAAAAGCGTAACGCAGATGGCATTTTAACGTCACCGCCATCTATACGTATTTCCTATTTCTGTCTAATGCAGATGTTTAGCGAATGGCTATGTCTGGAACATCCGGGCATCATTGGTAAACGTGCGCGTGATTGGTGGCGTCTGCGTCATAAAGAGGAACCGCCATCGACGACCTTTGAAGCACTCAAGCGTTGCAGTGAATTACGTGTACCAAGTCATATCCGAGTGCACATCAATAAAAAGTATCCTGAAATTAAGAGCGTTGAATTCCGATGAAAGCTATAACCGGCGACACGATAGTTATTTACGTATTTTTAGTGCAACGGCCTATCGACAAAGAGCCGTGGCCTACGGTATTTTTTGATAAGGAACGTGCGAAAAAATATCCATCGCGTTGTTCAAAAGTACATAAAGTGAGTATTAAAATGTCATGAATAAGCCTGACAAAAAAGTAGCGTTGCAAAGAATTATCGATTATCAAAACTTTCGAATTAAAGAAACCGATTGGCAATGTTGTTTAAACTGTATTAATTGGGATAAGAAAAAAGAAGAATGCGGACTGTTTAATGCAGAACCGCCATTAGCGGTTATTATTGTTGGTTGCATAGAGTACGAAGACGACATACCTTTTTAGGAGAATAGGATAATGGATGACAAACAAAGAGTATTGGCTGCAAAGCTAACTAAAGAATTTACTGATAAAGGCAAACTCATTGAAGCGGGTTTTGCGGCGATGGTTATAACCATGATGCCAACGAATACATCAACAGAACAAATGCACGATATGCGTTGCGCCTTTTTTCTTGGCGCAGAACATTTATTTTCTAGCATCATGAGTGTACTAGATCCTGACGCAGATGAAACAGAAACTGATTTAGCACGCATGACAAAAATATATAGAGAAATAGAAGAATTCAAAGAGGAATTTAAGGGAGTATTTAAACATGGAAATTGAAAATAACATACCGGTCCCTATCGCTAAGGCAGTAGCAAAGCGCGCACGAAAACCAAAAGGTGAAACCAAAGCAACTAGCGCCGCATCGCTTATAACTGCCTTGAAATTCATTAGCCTTGCACAAAAGCCAATAGGTACGCCCTACCAAGCACACTGCATCATGTATAACAATTGGTGTGTCGCATTTGACGGTGTGTTAACCATCGGTTGCAGAATCGAAGAGAATATAAACGCCTGTCCAAAAACATTCGATCTATTGGCGGCGTTGCAAAAGTGTGGGGAACAATTTGCTATTACGCAGTTGAACGAAGGAACTTTGTCCGTTAAGTCAGGCAAGTTTAAAGCGACTATCAAATGTGTGCCGTTTTCTGACATTCCACAGTCAGGACCGGACACACCATTAACCATCATTAATGAAGAAATAAAAAAGGCATTTGATGCACTTGCTTGGCTAGCAACTGAAGGCGCAACCGATGCATTTTGCGCGTCTGTCATGTTACAGGCACAAACTTGCGTCGCAACCAATCGACACGTTTTACTCGAATACTGGCATGGTCTAGATATGCCGCCCGGTATTCAATTGCTCATACCACGCGCTAGCGTAAACGCCATTGTTAAGAGTGATCGAAAACTAACCAACTTTGGTTTTTCTGACAACTCTGCAACCTTCTTCTTTGAGAACGACGCATTTATAAAAACACAGCTATTTAAAGATCAATATCCGAATTATCAAGCGATCTTTGCGCAAAGCACTGGCAACGTTTCGCCACTACCGCTAGACTTTTTTGCTGGCGTTGATGCAGTGTCACCATTCTCAGAAAACAAATTTGTCTATTTACGTGGCGATAAAATCATGTCACATAGTGCAGAAGAATTAGGCGCTATGTTTGAATTACTTGGTATTCCTAACGACATAGCATTTAATCACGAATACTTAAAAGCTGTCGAACCACATTTTAAAAATACAATCTTTGTTGAAAATCAACGTGCGAAGTTAGATAAAGTATTTTTTTCTAATGGTATGATACGGGGCGCTTTAATGGCAGGAGGGTTTTAAATGTTTCCGGGCAATTATCAAACCTTTATACCGAACGATATTCGTCATGTGAAAGAACCAGAATTAAAAAACTATCAATTCAAAGGTGGCCCGTACAATAATCAATTTGCGTCCATGCGATTATGCGGGCCAGAAACATTTACTTTTACCGTTTGGCATTACGTCGGGCGCTATAAGAAAGCAGGCAGTGTATTAAAATGGGAACCACGATACGTTCCCTATGAAATATGAATTTATATACTTACGAAGAGTTGTCAGCGCTGCCAATCGGGCAGACATTTGTATTTGACGTTGAAAGCTATCCTAACTATTTTCTAATTGCCTTTCGCAATGTCATTAGCGACAAATGCATTTTATTTGAATCATCGCCAGACAAAGAAATTAGCGTTGCGTTATTGCAATGGCTTTTATATCGCATTTGCATTGTCGGATTCAATTCTCATACTTATGACATTCTACTAGTATCATTAGTAACCTTTGGCTATACCGATCCTAAGTTTTTGAAAGACGCATCTGATGCAATTATTTATAACAATCTATTACCTCGCGATTTTCAAAAGCAATACGGCATAAAAGTATCATCAGCTATTAATCATATCGATTTGTTTGAAGTCGCGCCGTTACATGCTTCATTAAAACTGTATGGCGCACGGTTGCATTGCCCACACTTACAGGATTTGCCGTATCCCGATCAAACCTATTTGACACAAGAGCAAGCGGGCAACGTCGCCACGTATTGTATTAACGATTTGGAACTGACTAAGCTACTGCTAATCGAGCTAAAGCCACATATCGACTTGCGGGAGGATCTAGGCCGGCAGTATGGCCGGGATATGCGCTCCCTGTCCGACGCACAGGTAGCTGAGGCGATCATCAGCAGCGAACTGCACAAGACGACAGGTTACTACCCTCGCCGCCCTAGCGGCCCTACGTTGCGCGTTTGCCGGTACAACGTCCCGGCGTACATGTACTTCCAAACGCCAGCCTTACAGGCGGTGCTAGAAGCTGTGCGCAATGCTGAATTCCCTGTCATGGATAACGGCACCGTCACTATTCCTAAATCGATTTCAGCACTAACGTTACGCATTGGTCGCAACCATTACAAAATGGGCATCGGTGGCTTGCACAGTCAAGAAAAAGAAATCGCTTACGTTGCCGACGCAGACACCGATTTAATTGATAGAGACGTTGCCGGTTACTATCCAGCTATCATACTCAATCAAGGTTTATTTCCGTCACATTTAGGACCGGCATTCTTAGTCGTCTATAAGTCAATTGTAGATCGACGCTTGGCCGCTAAGAAAGCTGGCGATAAGAAAATCAGCGAAGGATTGAAAATCGCCGTCAATGGCATTTTCGGTAAGCTTGGCAATCAATACAGCATTGTGTATGCGCCCGATCTCATGTTGCAAGTAACGTTAAGCGGCCAACTGTCTTTGCTCATGTTAATTGAAATGATAGATGCTACGTTTGATATTCCCATCGTATCTGGTAACACTGACGGCATTGTTATTAAGTGCCCGAAGAATCGCTACGTTGAATTGAATATGATTATTGAAGCATGGGAAAAGTTTACTGGCTTCACTACTGAAGAAACACGCTATAAAGCTATCTACAGTCGCGACGTAAATAACTACATCGCTGTGAAGGAAGACGGTACTTGTAAAGTCAAAGGGGTATACAGTGAAAAAGGCAGTGCGCAAAATTCGATTCTATCCAAGAATCCCGAAACGCTCATATTGTCCGATGCAGTACAGTTATTTCTTACACGGCAAACACCTATTCAAAAGACAATTAAAGAGTGCACCGATATCCGCCGATTTGTGGCAGTCCGTGCTGTCAAAGGCGGGGCTGAAAAAGACGGAAATTATCTAGGTAAATCGATTCGCTGGTACTACGCTAAAAAGATTGTGGGCACTATCGATTATAAATTGACAGGTAATAAAGTGCCAAAGACAGACGGCGCGAAACCGCTAATGACGTTACCTGATAAAATTCCTGCAGATCTCAATTACGATTACTACATCGAAGAAGCAGTTAAAATGCTTTTTGATATTGGTTACTACGTAAAAGAAAAAACGCCAAGCTTCTTTTAAACTTCTATGGTCCTGTAATAGTAACAGTATAACTGTTGCCTGTAGTAAATATTATATCTGATAATATCGGCGTCAACCATTGCCATGAAGTACCGCTTCCAAATTCTACATAATCTGCATCGGCAAAATTAAATTCAAATAATCCATCATCACCTATTACTGACAACGTAGTAAGTGTATCGATAGGATGACTACCGGCTAAATAAATGCGTAATTGATTAGCAACAGAAGGATTTTCATCATTTACATTAGAGAAAAATAAACTAGTCATTAACGTTGGTCCACCGGCAAGCGCAAGCGTAGTGTTGGTGCAACTACCTATCGGCCCATCTTCAGTGCCGTCAAAATAACCTTGTGCATAAGGAAGACTACCGGCAAATAATTCTAAAACAAAAGTAGAACCAACGGTAAATCCATCTGGCGTATATCCACCGGTACAACCGTAACCGTTTTCGTCAACAACTTCATTTATAAGATCTTTGTCGTTAGCATAATATCTATCGTCATAGTTAATTGCTTTAATGCTAGAGACAAAACGCTCGCTAGGCGATTTTTCAGCCGTCAGGAAAGCAGTTTGTCTTACTTCATCGCTGCCCACAATCACATAGGTTGTTTTGGCGTAGCTGTCATCATCAATAACTAATGGCAACGCCGGAGCATCGGCAAGCACTACCTTATTCGCTGCTGATCCTGCAGTAATGACTATTGACTGTACGCTACCGTCATACAGCTGCAAGAAAATCGAGTAAGCCGGCGACACCGACAAATCAACTAATTGCGATAAGGTAATTTCGGTGCCATCAACGGCGATAACTTCACCGTCTTGTGTATTCGGTCTCGTGTTGTCGCTAACTAGAATGCGGTCATTGATAACAAGTAAGTCTGCCTCTTGAGTAGCATCAAATTCGACTGTCATGTTCTGATATAAAATGCGATTCCATATACGCCATACATGAAAATAAGCGTGCAAATGATCTCTAACGCCAATACTTTCTACTTTTTTAGGATTAATAGCGGCATAGTCTTCAGGCAAGAAAACAGTATTGACCGAATCGTCAGCTGGATCAACATAACTATATTGCACACCATCGTTATCATTATTCTGACCAAAGTTAACCGTACGCTTTTCTGTTTTTGGTATTTTGTTACGATGATTAAACAGCATAGTGCTATCGTCAGTTTGTTTTTCAAATGACAACTTAATGACATTGCCACGACGATACGCAACACAGAACATTGCATTGGCAATCGTCGCAACGGTTTCTTCAAACGACAAACCGTCTTTATCAAAGGTAAAATTGAATTCTCTAACTCGCGCCGTTCCGAAATACTCTTCAACTTCGGCAGCGACTGCAAAGAAATTGGTAATATCCAATTCAGCTAATGGACGATTACCAATATATCGGTCTCTACATACTTCCGATAAAATTAATGCAGAATCGTTTGTACCAGCCGGCGCACCAAACGAAGTGCCGTCATAACTAGGAATAATTCGCTGTGCTATCAAATTAAGCTTACGCTCTTTAACTGCCAACGCACTAGCGGTTGCATAAGTAACACTAAATATAGTTGTTAAATTACCAAACTCCAATTCATCAACAGGAGCAACCGAATAAGAATCGCGCCAGCGCACTTCGTCAACAACAGTACCTTCAAAATCTAAATCTGTTTCGCTAACACGCCTTGCTCTAATTTGTGTACGGCCATAAAAGCCGCTGAAATGTGCTTTCAAAGTAACAGCAACAGTTTCTTTTAATGTGCTGGAACCTTTCAAAATAATTCTAAAAAGCTCAGGATCATCTAAAGCCTCATCATCTAAATCAATTGGCGTTGCTTCAAATTCAACTTCTACTTCTGCAGCAACTTGGTCAACACCATCATCTTTGTAAATACCATTAGCTGCAACAAAGTTATTATAAACTTCATTGATACCGGGGCTGCAATTGAAATCATCCAACACAAAAGGGCCAACCCATTTCAAACCACTAGAAATAAGCGTTGGACTGATGTAAGGCGTTGCAATATGAGGCAGCACAACGTCTTCCCAATCACTATTAACTGAATTTGGATCATCTAACACAATCTGCCATTGCGTTACAGATACTGCTGTATAATCACCATTTAAATTTAAATCGTAAGCACCAGCACCGTCTAAATCGACATCAAAGAAAACGTTATACGCAAAGTGCAATTGATTATGAGAAGTCTCCATATGCAGCCAATTGTCATTGACGATATGAGGATCGACTAACTTTACAATTAATAGTGTAGGCACATTATATTTTGTTTCAGTCGGATTATCTGGCCCCTCTATATGTACGCTATCAATTTCATAAGTGCCGCCTAAGTCACCAAATGTTCCAGTATAACCACCAGTTAACGTTATTGTGCTACCCGGTATGAATAAACCATTTACAACAGACGTATAATCAGCAGTAAATATTAAAGATCCGCCTTCAGTATCATAAGCATGATGTGCGCCGGCCGTCGGATAACGCTGTTGTACGGCAATCATCGTCGCACGAGCAACAATACTTTGCGTCACACCAACGCCGCTTGTCATAGTGGCATTAGTAATAGTTAATTCGTCACCTTCAACAAAATACTTTGTAAAGTCTTCTAATGAACCATTTGGCAATTCAATTAAATTAGGCGTACGAAACCGAGTGTTTCCCAAACCAATAAATGTCATTGCATTTGGTGGTCGTAATACTTGGCCATTAACCGAATTAGAACGTTTTGTATTGAGTACAGGAATACGCAATAAGGTTCCAATAATTAATTCAGGATCTCCAACGCCAGGATCATTCGGATCAAATGAATTTGGCGATGTAAAAGGACCATACACCATGACGCTAGTACCGGGAATGTTTTCAACTTTTGTTGCACCGTCTCGAATACTGGCCGCTAAAATTTCATAAGCGCCACGACCGACGCACATATAGGCGTATTCAACTTCTCGATTGTTTTCAAAAATCTTATAAGGTGCTGAAATCAAATCTGGCGTAGATCGTACCGTTCCAAAAATATCTGGTATGCGCCCATTAATACGCGCGCGATTTGTTCGGTCTGATAATTCGTTATTAGGAGAGGCTTGCTGCTGATTTCGACTTAATGAAACTGGCGGAGGTTGTGCTACCGTTGGCGCTGCACTCAATACATAAGCTGCCGCTGCTACCAAGAGACCAACAACAACATAAATTGCTGTTACAAAGTCACCGGGATAAACAACCAAATAAAACGGGCCGGGTAACTCGCCTAACGTTTCGATTCCTTTTTCATCAAATGGCGTTACATCTGTTACCTGCGAAACTTGCTCATGATATAAGCGCGCATTTACGGGAAAGGCATCAAACTGCGATACCAGAAAATCACGCACGTCTTCAACTTCATGGCGCGTCCACGTTTCAGGTTCAAGATTATTAATGGCTAAAATGACTTGCTTTAACATACAAAAAACCTTATCTGCTGAAAACCTAGCCGAACGATTTCTAACGGCTGGTAATAAACTCCTTTTCTATTAATATGCAATATCTTGCCATGCCACCATATGCCCACATGCGCAGGTAGCCCTTTCGCTTGCAAACAAATGATGCAAGGTTCAATCGGCTTCGACAATATGTTTATTCTATGACGCAAACTAAGCAACGCTTTTCTTTCATACGTTGCACACAGAAAACTAGCAAGAATATCGGCGATTTCAGGATTCTTTAATTCCGCCCAAACTTCACATACAAAATGTGCGCAATTATAACTGCGTTCATTGTATGTACGATTTAGATACTTATCAATCACAGCAAGCCACGCAACATAGGGAAGCGAGGCAATGAATACGATTCGCCTGTTTTATTAACATTCAAAGACGGTGCTGATGCATTAAACGCTGCACCTTCGTCAGTGAACACAAACGTTTTTAATTCCAGCACAATAGGACCGTACAAAGGAGTTGTTAAATCGTCCGATCGGTAAATGCGATAAATGACTTTCGGCAACTCATTAAAGCCGCTGGCAGCTTTAATGTTATCTAATTCTGTGGGGATGATATCGCCCAAGTCGCCTAATTCGACTTTTAAAATTTGGTCTAGGTCGTCGCGCGGGCCTGTCAACGAAAGACGTAAAGGATAGTAACTATATTCATGTTCCGTCGCATCCTCATGCGTGACGGTAACACCTAACGTTGCATTGCGAACGATATAGTAAGTATGCGAAAAATTCGTATGCGAAAGTTCAAGCAATTCAAGTTGCACAATGCTTGAAGGAGAGTTCAAAAAGAATTCGGTATAGGCGCTCATGGATGCGCCGTTGCCCATGCTGTTTCAAACGCTTCAATAATATCAGTGTCTTCTGTTTCTTCGTCAACGTTAATATGTCCATGCACTTCTAGCTGTGCATCAACACCATAGCCCTGCCCGCTTTGCGAACTGAGTTGAATACTACCGGGAATAAAATGCACTGTGTATTCTACTAAATCAGGTGTGTCTATAATTAAATCAATGGTAAATGGCAACGCGCCATGTTTTGTTATCGTTCTGTAAAAAGCCTGTAAATATTCGTATTCATCAGGATGCAACAACCATTTTACGTTAACCATTGTTGACGAATTTAAAATATCCTGACGATAGCGCCCCGCGCCGCCTTCTAACTGAGTACGTTTTGTTTCTTCACCAAACTGTACACCGTAACCAGTTTGTTCAGGAGGTATTAAAAACTTTGTCATCGTCTACGCCCTGCATCAGTACTCTTAGATAACGCTTTAGAAACTTTTGAATTGCTATTTTGTATTTCAGAAGCTACCAAAGTAGGAGTATGTTTAACTACCGCCTTTGTCGCTTCGTCACGCGCAATAATTCTAATTTCTTCTGGTGATACCTGTTCAACGTCAAATTGCTTTGACGTTCCGTAATTCTGAATGTTGACGGCAACTTTTGTTCCACCGCCATTTCCTGAAGCTTGTTTGTTGCTAACAACCTGCGCCGCGCCACTTCGGAGCGCATCAAGGTTTGCAACGCCAACTCG